TTTCAAACGGTCTTAACCCTTCAATGATATTATCTCCTGCTGAAGGTGACATTGATTTGCCACAGGGTGAAAAAATAAAAGAAGCGTTAAGAAGACATCATTCAGGATCAGGAAACGTAGGAAAAGCACTGATACTGCCTAATAAAATGATTCTAGTCAGTCAGTCTGGAACGAATAAGGACATGGATTATATTCAGCTTATAGATGTTGACGAGACAAGAGTTTATAGATTATTTAATATTCCGTTGCCGTTAGTAAAGTCTGGGTCAATGACTCAATCAAATTATAGCGTATCAATCCCATTCTTTTACTCTGAGGCAGTTTTTCCAGCATTTGAATATATCGCTGAACAGCTTACTTTAAAACTCGGCAGAAGATCTAAAGATGAAGGCGGAATATTAACATTTGATGAATTCAATATCCCTGCACTTGGCGAACATCATGTGAAAATAATGAAAGAGCTTAGAGAAACAAGGGCGTTTACAACGAATGAGATAAGAAATAAGGGCGGATATAAAAATAGCAATAGCGATATGGGTGACAAGGTTATAATTTCAAGTTCAGATATATCCCTTGATACTTTAGAAATGGAAAAGAGCTTTGGTAACTTCGATGAAGAGTAAACTTTTAAAACTTAAAAAAGGACTTGAAAATAAGCTCCAAAAAGATATCAGAAAATGGCATAAAAAAATTGTTGCAAGATTAGTTTTTAAGGCTAAAAAATATGGAAGTTCCGGAGTATATCAGAATCCCGTTACAGGTGAAAACAAAGCCCAGCTTGAGAAAATACTTAAAGATCATTATATAAGAGCCGAAAAAGAAATACAGCCTAAACCACTTAGAAAGAAATCTAAATATCCAGAAATTGAACAGGTTAAGAACGTAATTAATGATCGGATAGAAAGAATTGCTTTACTTCGTGGCAAGGTAAGCGTTAAGGAAATACTGAAAACACTTAAAAGTGATATTGCTTTTAAAACTGCTGAAGCTGAATCAATGGTTGATGGAGACAATACAACATTCGCAAGAACTTTCAGAAAAATGATCATTAAAAAACTTGTAAGTAGAGAGCAGGGAATAACTATTACGGAAACAAATTGGATAGTAGAAGACGGCAGAAAAGAGACTGAGGCTGTTATCGCTGAACAAATGGCTATAGTGGGCACGAAATGGATTGATAAATATAAACAAAAAGCTGTTACAGATGATAAAGAATATTCGATACTTTTAATACTTGAAGAAGCGAGCGAAAGAGAAGATGTTGACAAAATGGTTAATGATCTCAAGAAAAATATTGCAAGGACCCCAATAGCAGTAATTATTATTGAAAGACTGCTTAATATAAAAAAGAAATGGAATGATATAGGCGATTCACATACAAGAGACACTCACAGAATGGCTGGAGCTCAGTCACCTATCGAAATGAATAAACCCTTTTTAGTTGGAGCTTCGATGTTGATGTTTCCGGGCGACACTTCACTTGGAGCGAGTCTCGATGAAATTATTGGTTGTAGATGTTATTTAACATATAGTTGAGGAGGCTATAATGCCTAAGAAAATTGAGAACAAAGCGGATCTTCTTTTTGTTGAGTTTAAGAATATGGAAACAAAAGAAGTTATAGTTGACAATAAAAAGTATTATGAGTTTGAGGGCTATGGAGCGACTTTTGGGAATATTGATCTCGGTGATGATATTTGTGCAAAGGGTTGTTTTGAGAAATCGCTTAAAGTCCGTATGCCTAAAATATTGTGGCAACATGACTGGAACGAGCCTGTAGGTGTATATGTGGAAGCCAAAGAAACAGAGTTTGGATTATGGGTTAAAGGTCGTATGCCGATGGCTGACAGTCTTGTAAGCGAAAGAATCGTTCCTCAAATGGAAGTCGGCTCAGTTGATTCATTATCAATAGGATTTTATACTATAGAAGCAAACTGGAATAATGAAACAGGAATTAGAACACTTATTGAAGTTGATCTTTTAGAAATATCTCCAGTAACATTTCCGATGAACCCACTTGCAAAAATTCAAGCACAAAAAGCATTTAAATCTATGTATGAAAAAAAGCAGTTGGTTAACAAGGCAATGAAGCAAGACTTCACAATTGCAGACATAGAATATAAATGGAATGCTGAAGAAGCAAAGGCAAGACTTGAAGGAAAAGAACTTCCAGACCTTCCAGTATTCGATTTAATAGACGAAAAGACTGTTGTTGTGCCTAGAGCTATGTTCGCACTTAAAGCTTCACTTATAGGAGCGAAGGGAGGATATGACGGTGATAAAGTTGTTGCGAAAGAGTTTCTAAACAAATACTATGAAAAGATGAATTTAGAAGCACCATTCAACGGTACAACGGCTTTTTGTGAGACTGAAATCAATAACATTCAGAAGTCAGAATTGAGCTTCATACTAAGAAACGGAAAACTAAGTAAAAGCTGTGCAGATAGCATTGCCGGAAAAGTGTTGGCGACCGACACTAAACCTGACGAAACAGGCAACAAAGAGGCGATAAAGAGCATGAGCGATAGAATAAAGGATAGAACAGAAAAACTTAAACAAAAGTAAGGAGGCAACCATGCCAAAAGAACTTGAAGTATTGGAAAAAGAAATTAAGAATTATCAGGAAACTGTTGAGAAACAAGTATCTGATGTTCAGGCTGAAGTGAAGTTACAGAAAGAAGCCGGTGTTGTTCAGACAGCTGAACAGAAACAGATCCTTGACAGAATCACCGAAGACATGACAAAGAGCATCGAAAAGGTTACTGAACTTGGAACAAAACTCGAAGCCACAGAAAAAGCAAGAGCAGAGCTTGAGCTTATTGTTGCTAAACAGGACGTTCGTGGAAAATCAGAGGATGACATTAAGTTTGCTTTCGGTAATCCGGAACTTAAACAGGCTTTCTACAATGTTCTTGAAGCAGGCGGACCATCGCAGTTGCTTAGCAAAGAGCATACGGTAGCTGTTTATAGCGAACTTCTTGAAAAACACATGCCACATATTAATGGCGACAGAAAAGAACTTGCACTTAAAGCAATGTCTGTTGGTTCAGATCCAGATGGCGGGTTCCTGTGTCCGGTTGATATGTACGGCAGAATGATCCAGAGAAAGTTTAAAACATCTGCAATCAGACCTGAAGCAAATGTTGTTACAACTACAAAGAAGGCTATGACTCTGCTTCTTGATGATACAGACATCACAGTTGTAACTGCCGGTGAGTATGACTCAGCTTCAGCAACGACTACTCCACAGTTTGGAGAGCTTGAGATTCAGACACACGAACTAAGAGCTTACACGAAAATATCTCTTCAGGCTCTTGAAGATTCTGATGTTAATCTTGAGACACTTCTTGCGACTAAGGTCGGTGGAAAGATGGGCAGAAAACAGAACCAGCTTTTCTGCACAGGAACAGGGAACAAAGAAGCGAAAGGCTTTCTTTCTTATGATGATTGGACAGGCGGAAACTACACAAGAAACGCACTTCAGCAGGTAGAAAGTGAGCAGACAGTTGGATCAGGCGGAATTACAGCGAAAGACCTCATAGACCTTCAGACAGAATTGCTTGAAGACTATATGGGAAATGCTAAATTTTTCATGAACAGGAAGATTTTTGCTAACATCACAAAGCTTGTTGATGAAAACGGTCAGTTCCTTCTTAATCCTAGAATGCTTTTTGAAGGTGCTAAACTTCAGCTTCTTGGTGCTCCTGTTGTAATGATGGGCGACATGGCTAATACTGAAGTTAGCGGTGCAAAGGTTGTTGCTTTTGGTGACATGAAAGAAACATACATGATACTTGATAGACTCGGTATGATGATGATCCCAGACATGATCACACAGCCCGGTTGGAAGAAATATTTCTTCAGAGAAAGAGTTGGTGGCGGAGTTGTCAACTTTGACTCAATGAAAATATTGGTTAATCAGTAGGATATTAATGGGGGGCGGAAGCCCTCCGCAATTTGGAGGATGATAAGATGAATCAGGATATAATTCACTCACTCGTAAACAAAGCGAGAATGCACGCTCTTTTGAATGCTTCTGGGACAGGAATAATTTTCACACCGAGCATTGACACAAAGGACCTTGTTAGTTGTGGAGTCTTTGGAAGATTGCTTGACATATCAACTGGCGTACCTGTTGAGTATGATGCTGTTGAGTACGATGCTGTTGCTTTCAAACTTCAGGAAAGTGATGATGACGTTGCTTTCACGGACATTGACTCAGATGAGTCCGAAAAACAGCAGGGCGATGTAGGTCTTACGGTTGGATCTTCTCTGGTTAAGATTGGAGCAGTTGGAACAAAGAGATACATCAGAGTAAAAACAACCACCACAAATCTCGTGTCGATATCAAACGATGAGCTTCTTTTTGAAGCCAGTGCTATTGTAA